CCTGCCACTAATGTAATTGACCCCGACGCATAACACTTCGTCCAAGGGTACTGCTCAAACATCTCACGGCTAACTCTCTGTGCAATAGCAAGTAACTGCTTAGTAGTTGTATCAGTAGCGCCAATTATGTTTGGACTAACTGTGTACCCTGCTTCATTTGCAACATTTTGAATTACCGTGGATAAGCTCATTCTTTTCTTGGTCTACCTCGTCTTTTAGCAGGCTCTTCTACAGGCTCTGCATCTAGTTCAACCGTCATTTCTTGTCGCTTGCCTCTAAGGTCTGTTCCCTCGTTAGCTTCAATACGCTGCAAGAATAGCTCTAGCTTTTCCTCTAGGGCCTGTCTCTTACGAGTCTCAACCTCTAACTGTTGCTTTAGTTTTACGACTTCATTCTGATCCGAATTAGCTGCATCAAGCCAATCTTTAGCAGCCTTTACTAGCTTTGACAGAGGGCCAATCTTGCGCTTCACATCATCAGTTGCAGCAGCTAATTGCTCTACAGTCTTAAAGCCTAAATAGTTAAGCTCTCTTAATGCCGATCCACTCATCATAGCCCACTCAGCAAGTGGTGTGCCTTCTGTAACAGGCTCGCTACCAGCTTTGAATCGCTCATAAAGCTCTGGATATTCTAGGATGTCTCGCTGCTCAATACGTCTTACAGTCTCATCCCCACCAGGCCATTGAATGCTAATCGAGGGGATTTCATCAAAGATTGGCCGTCCTTCTGCCAATGACTTTTCTCTGTTCTCATTGTAAGCATAAAAGAACTTAACATTAGCCCCGCTGTACCGCTTCTTGGGTTGGCTATTGCCGTTCATTATGCTTGCCCAATCTACTTGTGCCATAAAAATCCTTTTAGTTAGTAGGTATACATTATTGCGTATAGCCTACTTAACATATTTTCGTATCACAAGACCGCATTAAGTTCCCCATTTGTCAATCAAGTAGCTTTCTACTTTCAACACATCTGCAAGCGGCAAATCCGAATTATAATATATAATCTCGGCGATAAAACCAGTGATTGGCGCTACCGTTCCTGACCGCGCTCCAATGTACAATGCGGCTGTCGCATCAACCGTACCTGGATCAAGTGCCTCTTTACTTACCAAACTAATTGCTGAGCCATTAACACGCAACGTGTGCCCAGCATGCGTCCCGTCAAACTGATGGCATGTCGTTAGTGTATTGCCGCTGATACCCCATGATGACGTATAATCTTTCGCTGATATTTTCGCAGTGCCATCAGTTCGACGTGCCGCTATCGTATACAGATAACTAGTATATAAATACTCACCATCAGTGCTATTTACTGATATTCCACGCTCGTACACTAATCCATGCGATGTTGCTTTATGCACAGCAAAAATTGTATATGCTCCCGCCGTTAAATTAGCGGTTGCCATAATATCACCGCTAAAATACACCGCTGGGTTACCGTTAATGCCGTTTGCCGCGTCCCTCCACACGGGTTGCAATGCTCCAGTCGCTTGCACTGCATCTAATCCATTACCGCTTTGATCCTGCCACGTCTTGACTTGCGTATTATCAGCCGTAATCGGCGTATCTGTTGCGTCTAATAGCCCTGCATCGGATTTGAGCCATAACTGCAAACCTGCAATGTCACTCGGACTAAACGCCGAGGATGATACTTGATTACCTACGACTGATGCTCCAGGTAGTCCAATGATCATATCAATACATAGCAATAATGTTAGTAGCGTCAGTACCAGTCGCATACACCTTACTTGCAAATATGGGTAAAATTATCCCTGATGGGACTGTAAATACTACTGGAGAAGAATCACCTTGAGCTAACACACTAATATCACCGCCACCACCTACATATAAAGCTCGTACGGCTCCTAAATCAGTGCTATCGCTTGGAGTTACTGCCGCTAGCTTAGAAGCTGAAAACATTGCTCCTGGGTTACTCGGGGTAAAATCGCTTGCCATATTGCCTCAAAAAGTTGGGGAGTTGCCTCCCCTTTAATTACGTTGCCTTAGTGAACTTCAAGTAGAAGTAGCTAGTGCCATTTGACACCACAACAAAGCAGTTTGTATCTGCATCATTGTCTTTAACAACACCAATAAAACCACTTCCAACAGTTGCAGGAGCGCCAAAAGCCGCCGTCAATTCTGCTGCTGATGGTGTAGTATCATTTACATCATCTGTGCTTTGAATTGTTCGGATTCCAGCAGCGGTTCCGTTTACAACCGTTTCTGCAACACCATCTGTTACCTTGGCAGCGAGTTGTCCTGGCATCCCAAGACCCATCAATTCTGCTGTACTTGCCATAAACTTATCCTCAAAAAACGGGGGCTGTTACGCCCCCTGTCGTTTAGTTTACTGACATGTAGCCAGTGGTTTTAACCTCAACAGTGCCAGCACCAGTAAGAGTTGTGAGTCCTACAACATTCTTAATAAGAGTTGTAGAAGCATCATCAACAACACCTGCTGTACCAGTTGTGTTAAGGTTTGCATCAGCAGCGTAAGAAGCAGCGGCCTTAACCTTAATTCCGCTTCCTACTCCACCACCACCAACACCACCGACAAATACCCAAAGGTACTCATCGTTAGCAGCAGCTACCTGAGCGATACCTGCTTGCAAGCTATTAGAACCTGCATTGGTTGTTGTAGCCATTGAAGCCTGTCCATCGTCGCTGATAACTACAGCAGCGTACTGGTCAATAGCTCCACTAGCTTGAACAAACATCCAAGTGCCGTCTGGTGTTTTTCCAACCGATCCTACTCCTACTGGAAGAGGAAGATCCGTTGTTGTGAATGTTTTTCCTGGATTAACTCCAAATCCTTGACTTGACATTTCCTAACCCTCCTTATGCGTAAATTACAGCTTGTAGAGCAGGAGCCGCACAACACAAGTTACCTTCCACGATAATTACCGTGAAGAAAGCATCCTGATCGATTGGTCGATCCATCTGTGGTTGTAGTGGCTTGAAGTCAGCACCTCGAACCATGTCGAAAGACCAATACTTAGTATTGAGCAATCGGCAAGAATTAGTTTCAAGAACTGCTGATCCATAACCGCCATCAAAGACGAAATCCACACCGTCGAAAGAAAGAGCACGAAAACCTGCTACTGCTTTCTTTACTGGAGCTTGGATACGCTGAATAGCTGTTAGGGAGCTGTGTAAGAACTTCCATGCAGTTCTGTCACAAAGGCCCAAATCAACCTGCTCATCACCTCGAACGATCTGCGAAATCGTGTCTGAAACAGTCTCTTGTACGTTAGAAGCACTAAGAGTTGTGTTTACAGCCAAGTTTCTAGCAAATACGTTTGTCGAACGATCTATTGTTCCGTATGTACCTGAAGACGGAGAAGTAGAAACTGCCTTCTTAATACCGTCAAACTCAAGTCCACCCGATCCAGTTCCATCGCCACGGAGAGAAGTTCCAACAGTATTCTTCAAACGAGAAATAGCTGCTTTCATCTTCATCTCAGCAAGGTCAAGGAGCTGAGCTTCATCACGGTTAGCTCGTCGCTCACGACCGCTGATAGCTACTGGCTCATATACTTGCTTAATAGCGAATCGAAATGCTGTAGCATCATCAATCGCTGAAAGGTCAAACGAGTCATACCCTTGGTAGAATCCACCAACAGCAGCATCGTTATACATGATAGGCTTTCGGAGTTCATAACCTCCCGAAATCTTACGAACAAGACCTTGATCGTCCAGTGTTGCCAATAGCGGATTGTGGTGAAGAACCTCATCAGCTATGGAATCAGACTGGTCAAACAGGGTCGCAACAATCGCTTCTTCTAAGTTTGCCATTTGTTATCCCTCTTTATGGGATAACCTACAGTTACTCTCCTGCCATGCGGCGGCGTAGATTATCCCGAATATTCTTTGCTTCTATTCTGGGAGTTCCACTACCTGCGGAGCCAGTGACTGATTTACTTGCAGCTTTGGCTTTTTGTACCTTTGCCGCTTCTTTTTCCATTGCCGACTGAGCAGCCATACGACTATTAAGGCCGGAGAAAGTCGGATTGCCATTAACCACATAGTTATAGGCCGTTTCTAATATCTCCTCTGCGGAGCTATAACGACCTGTACTTGTGAGAGCCTGAACTACAGGGGCCATCTCCGCTTCGAGCTGGGCTGCCGTTTCAGGGTCTCTAAAAAGTGGTTTACCTGCTGTAAATGAGTTTACAACCTGTTGATTATAGTATTCAAGTGCCTTTTTTTGTTGTTCCTGTTGAGCAGCTTGGAACCTCTCCTCTGCAATCTTTTCAGCCTCTTCTCGTGTAAGGTATTGAGATTGTTGTGGTTGTTGATATTGTCCTTGCTGCTCATACTGCATCTGGCCTTCTAGTAAGTCATCTACGGATAAGCCATAACTTTCCAGCCATTCTCTAGCAGCAGCTACAGGGTTATTTTGCATAGCTTTATCCCAAGCTATAGAACGCCTGGTAATATCGGCTATAGATAATCCATCTTTGGCATAATCATTCTCATACTGCTGAACTGACTCATACAATGAGCCAAGCTGAGATTTTAATTGATTAACTTCCTGCATCTTCTTATCGTACTGAGTGCGAGTCTCATAAGCTCTACGATTAAGGTAATTTTGAATGACATGACTATTCTCAGGGGTTGGGGACAAGAAAGCAGCTTTTTCAGCAGCGTTCATATCAGCAGGCGGCGCAAAAACAGGCTTTTCAGGTGCTTCTGTTTGAACTGTATTGGATTCCTCAGTGGGTTCTTCGTCGGTTTCTGCGGAATCATCGTAATCTTCGGATGCCTCAGTTTCCTCCGTGAACTCCTGTTGTAATCGCTCTCTGATACTTACTGGAGCTTCATCTCTTTCTGCTACGATTTCTGTACTTTCCGTGTCATTAACCATTTCTGTACCTGTCAATTATTTGTTCTTTTAGTTTAGCAACTAACTTGCGTTCGGTAGCACCTGACTCCCTATCTGGTACATATCCACGCTCGTAAGCATCTCCTACTTCTACAGCTCCAGCAGCTCGATAAGCTGCTCTTAATTTTGATTTACTTGTGTATATTTCTTTTGGATTTAACGGATTCCGTGTTGGTTCCATTTCATCTTGAATGAACAAATCACGGGCATATCGTTCCCTTACAACCTCTTCGATAGGAACGACTTTTTTTTGCTCATGGCAATACTGGTACAGCTTGTACTTTGTCATTCGCTCTCCAATGCTAAGACCATTAACAAGGCAGTAATGATTCGTTTACGTTTAAGTCCTGCAACTTCTCCTTGTTTAGGACTTTCTAATAACTTATCTCTTAATACATCAGCTAATATGTTTTTATCAACATTTTCAGGTATTTCTACATCTTGCCGTTGTTTAGCAAGTAATTGAGCTGCAATTCGCTCTTCCAGCTCGTCGTATTTTCTTTTTTTATACCAAACATCACTAAGGTCAGGAACGGCTATTTCACCGCCGTACTGCTTAGGATTAAGTAAAAGAATTAAGCTCATGCGTATTTTATTATGTAATTTACGGTTAAAAATGGCGGATTATTTGCACCGCTTGTCATTTCCGCATTACCATCGACCCCACCTGTAACCAAACCAATCCGACCTGAAATGGTACTGTCTGTATAACTACCATCTGCTGTAGTACCTTGTGGTGCTGTTGTTGTGCTACTACCGCCCCATGCGCTGTAGCCACTTGGACTATTACTGACACTTAGATCTGCCCCTGTTCCCATACCGTGATAGTGAGCAGGTACAGTGTGCGTATGATCTATAGCTCCACCTGTATCACCTAGTGAGTTACCTGTTCCGCTTGCGGCTTTGCCCAATGGGAATCTTTGTCTTAAATCTGGAAGATTAAATGTAGTTCCGCTTGTTGAACCGTATGTTATGCCAATAGCGTTAAAAAGCTCTGGATAGTCTGCTCTGTTAAGACTTGAGCCATCGCATAGCAACCAATTGGCAGGAGCAGTATTTGTATACCACAACATCCCTGCACCTACTGGAGTATCGCCACCATATACAGGCATCAGCTAATCTCCGTTATACGCATACTCCCTGTTGGACTAGTATCCCAAATTGCGTCAATAGCTCCTGTGTATACTGGGGTTGGCAATTCTAATGTTTGTCCTGGCGTTAGCTTGTAAGAAAAACTACTTGTGCTTGCTGTAGTGCCTAGTTTGACATAAGCATTTTTATCAGCGTCATTAACCATAATAGCCATTCGTCTACTGGAATTAGTAGCCAAAATACTTGTACTTGTTGCTGCTGCACTAACACTTGTTACAGAAGAACTGGAATACGTTGCGTCTACAACAGCAGGTAATGAAGCTATATCTACATCACCAATGTTATTTGTTCCTGCTGGTAATGCTGAACTAATTGTAACTGCACCTGTATTACACGCAGTAACTTTACCATTTAGCGTAGAAAGTGTGCTTTCAGTAGCTGCACCTGTAGGTAAAGATACTGTGCCGGAAATGTTATTGATATTCCATGTTCCACTTTGAGTAGCTGCTACTGTTCCATCAACTGTAATGCTGCCGCCGTCATCTGAAATTGGTACTGCTGATTGGTCGCTTGCTATAACAACTGGCAAGCTATCTGCCATTGTTTCTTGACCTGAAACTCCGTCAATATCGCCCAATGCAATAGTAAGAGATCCGCTTGGTGTTACCTTTACATTAACAAAACCGCCACCACCTGCTGACGTTTTACCTGTAATAACCGACCGAGTAAGTTTAGCTAAACTATATTCATTTAGCGTTTCGTTTATTGGAAAATCAGCACTGGTTGTTCCGCTTGCTACACACGCTGTATACAAAGATAGGTCTGTTGCACCGCTAACCTTTTTTACATCAATGGTAATTGGAAGTTCTGGATTCTGTATGCTTGGATTTAATTGACTGTTAGGTATCTTAATGGTGTGAAATGTTACCCAATTACCGTCAGGACTAAACACTTCAAAATAAATACTAGCACTGCCAAGCCATGCAAAACGGATTCTATACAGGTTACTGTAAGTAAGATTTATTGCTTCTGGACTTCCGTCACGAGTAAACAAAGAGCCTGCTGAACCATCTAACGGATCACCGTTCCAGCTTGCTCGTGCAGTGGTTGTATCACTTGCACCTGTTCTTAACGTGACACCAAAACTAGTTCCTTCATAGCCAATAAAGAAACCGTCGTTAGTATCATACAGTCCAATCCTTTGATAACTATTAGCAACGCCTGTAGTAAATGCCGCTGTAAAAAAACAATATTGTTCATGTGCAGGACGGTACTTACAGCTATGAACGCTAACACCTTTGGCAGTTCCTGTAGCATTTGTGCCAGTTCTGTAACGTGCATGGCCACCTACTATAGTAACACTGCCGCCATGTGAGTTTGTGTTTGTAATAATGTCGCTGTTAAAAGAATCAAAAAAACTAATCTCTACTTCATTGTTTCTTACTGCTGTAACAGCAGCTCCTAAAACGTCGCTATTAAGAGTAGCTGTAATACCGCCAATAATTTGGCTATTTATGCTTGCTAACGTAGCTTCGGTAGCTACCTTACCGTCAATGCTGGCAAGAGTAGTTTCTGTAGCAAAGTCAGGCACTGTGAGGTTTTCAGCTCCTCCAGCACCATAATCAATAGCTACTACCTGAGTTTGCGTAGTTCCCTTATCCAGTGTACGCACTGGAATATCAGCATTTATACTGGTGGGACT